ACGACATTCTGCTGAACGTGCGTGAAGCCGGGCAGGATCAGGACGGCAACACTTGGTTCACCTACCACACCGTGGGTGGCAAGTTGAAATCCCTGGAAGAAACCCCGCTGAAGATGACCGAGAAACCCAAGACCAATCTTGAGTTGTCCTGCCGCACTTACAACCGTCTGGAAAACGGCATCCCGGTGATCGACATCGACGTACGCACCCAGAAGTTCGTGCTCAGCGGCGTCGACATCCTCGGCAGTGCCCGTCGTGCGGTATTGATCCCTTAAACACTGCGCAGCACCTTCCTGTATCGCCGCCTTCACCCGCTGATGCCCTGGCCTGCTGCGGGCGGTATTCCATGTCTCACCAAGGAATTCATTTCATGTCCTGGACACCTCCTGTTCATGCCCTGTTGTCGCCGATCACTGCCGACGATCAGTCGTCGATCGAGCAAATTCAACTCAAGCCGCTGTACTACGCCGCACAAAAAGAGGCCTTGGCCCGTGCTGGCGATGATGAAGACGATCAGTTCTTCGAACTGGCCAAATTGGCCACCGGCCTGTCGGTCAAAGAGCTGGACCAGCTAAAACGCCCGGACTACGTGAGCATTGCGCAGTACGTACATGAGATGTCGACCCGTCCGGCGTCGTACTTTCTGCAGCAGGACACCGAAGCTGGCAATGCACTGGACGATCCTGATCAAGTGCAACTGCTACAACCCCTCGACGCAGCAGGTCGCAGCGTGACCACGTTGAGTCTGGAAATGCCGGTTTTACGCGCCACCAAGGCAATGAAAAAGCTGAAGACCGCCAAGGAGCGCGCTGAATTCATCACCGCCCATTGCACCCGCCTGATGATCCCCGATCTGGACTTGCTGACCGTGCCCGACTGGACACAACTTCAGGTACGCATCGACGATTTTTTAAACAAACCGGCGGCCTTCTTTCGGAACGAGACATCGAAGTAATCCTCGATGTGGTCCCGCTCATTTACTCGGTAAGTGAAGCGGACATTCTGGAATGGGACGCCGGCAAGGCATTGCGCCGCTACGACATCGCGATCACTCGCCTTGGCGTGAAACAGGAGTAGAGCGGGATGGCAGGCAGTCAATATTCGCTGTCCGGTGCGGCGATAAAAAGCATCGAACCAACGCGATACGGCAACACACCTGACGCAGTCGGGATGGACGGATTGAAGGCGCCTTTGTCGCAGCTAAGCCTGGATGTGGCCACGGCCAGCCTTGACCTTCGCCGATTGGCGGTGGAGCAGGGGAAATTGGTTGAGGCCCTGACAGCGCTGACCATTAGCCTTTCTTCTCAACGCTCGCTGCTCAAGGCAAACACTGACGGGGTAGCGACCAGTAGTGCGTCGAAATCAAAACTTGTCGCTGAGGTTGAACAGCACTCACCACCTGCTCGACGCAAGTCCGCGATGGCCAATGAGTCGGTGATGGTCAATCTCGATCCGGCCTTGTCAGGAGACAAGCCCTCGGACAAGTCGCTGCTGCGAGAGCTGATAATCGACAACCTCAAGCTGGCCAGTGACAAGCGAGTGGCCCCAAGTGGGGCGACATCCGTGCAGCTGGCGCAAGTTGAATTGGCCGGGGCCAGGTCGGGCATTGGCGAGGGCCTTGAAGGGGCGTCAAAGAAGGCCGCTCTGCTGACGTTTGCCCGGGATGCGGGAACCATGGCGTCGGCCTATGAGATCGGCATTGAGGGCGCAGGTGAACTCCTGGCCCATTATCAAACTTCACTGAACCTTGGCCGGGATCGAAGCATTGATCTGGGTAATGCCACTCAATACCTCGCCAATCGCCTCAACCTCAAAGCAGCCGACATTGCCTCTATCGTAAAGGAGAGCGGCGAAGCCGGGATCGCTTCAGGCCTGCAACCCGAACAGGTGGCTGCATTTGCAGCGGCATTACTGCGCGCGGGATCGAGCAACGCTGACGCCAGTGTCGCGATAACAGGTTTCAGTAAGGCGTTGAGCAGGGGCAACCTCGGCTCGACAGAACAGAAGTTGGCGTGGGCCCAGTTAGGGCTAAATCCCGGGCTGCTTGCCAAAGAGCTGAAAACAGACGCACCTGCGGTAATCACGAAAGTGCTGGCCGCGTTGAATGCTCAACCTGCCGAAAATCGCTCCTCGCTGTCAAAAACGCTGTTCGGCGATGACACAGCGATGCCGCAATTGGCCAAGAAGTACAAGGATGTAATCCCGGCGTTTTCGCTGGTGCCCAAGGACGGGCAATACACGAAGGACGGGGGGGCAATGGTGCAGGTTGCCGAGGCCCGGGGCGAAACCTCGCAAGGACGCTGGAACGCCCATGACGCCAGTCAGACCCGTTTGTCTTCGGCGGTTGGCTCTGCTTTGGCGCCGTGGGAGAACCGCTTGTTGGCCACCAAGGATACCTTGACCGATGAATTGAGTTCGCAGGCAGAGGAATCACCGAATGCCGCCGCCGCAATTGCGCTGTTGGTTGCAGTCGTAGGGCCCCTGCTGAGTGCCGTGGCCGGGGCAGTGAAGGCGGAGGCGTTGTCGAACGTCGGCAAAAAAATTCTGAGTCAGGTTGCAACGCGCCTGCCTGCAGGATTAGGCGGCTTGATTGCCGATGTTGATAGCGGCAAAGGGGCGCAAAAAGCGCCAGGCAGCCCGCAAGGAACCCCGCAGGCAGATGCTGCCAAATCACCGGGAATGGGTCGTCGCCTGATGGGTTCCATGGCCAGAGTCAAACCCCTTGTCAACAAGGTTATGTTGCCTTTACTGGTGTTCGACGCTGTCCAGGGCGCCTACAAAGGTTGGCGCGAGGGCGATAACAAGGCGGTCGGACGCGCACTCGGTGGGCTGATCGGTACGTTAGTTGGATCTGCAGCCGGGTCGCGTGCCTCGCCGTACGTGGGCACTTTAGTGGGTGGCGTTGTAGGCGGCATGGCAGGTTCGTGTCTTGGAGAGCAACTGGCCACTTCGATTGACCGCCTCGGTGCTCCGGAGCAGGTCAGTAAAGACTTGACCGGCACTCAGGCTGCGAATCAGCAAATCAACTTTGCCCCGGTCATCCAGATCAGTAGCCAGGACGCCGCAGGCTCAGAGCAGTTTGCGACGACGATCACCCAACTGATTCAAGACCAATTCCTCAGCCAGTTCGTGCCAATGATGATGACCAATCCACTCGCCGTGCGACGTGACGCGGCCCTGACCGATGGAGGTAGGTGATGCGCCAGCAAATGATTCTGGGGTCCTTCATTTTCGGTCTGTCCAGCAACTTCGCCTACGACTCCATCGTGCGCAAGTCCGATGGGGGCTGGGTTGATCTCAATATTCTCACCAGCAAAGCCAAATCCAGTCAGACCGGGGAGAAGTTGCAGTCGCTGACCGTCACTGGCAAGGCGATGTACGCAGTGGCCATGGACAGGCTCGACGAACTGCGGGCGTTACAGGCCTTGCGCCTGCCTCTGCCATTGATTGACGGGATTGGGCGTAATTGGGGCCTGTGGCGGATCGATAATGTAACGGAGACTCAAACTTTTGTGATTGATGACGGGACTGCGATGTTGATCAATTGGAGTATTGATCTGAAGGAGTTTGCCAATGCGTAGGGTCAGAAGTATTGCCGGTGACTCGGTAAATCTCCTGCTGTTCCGTGAGATCGGACGGTGCGACGACGCCACAGAAGAGGCGCTTTGGCGCCTGAATCCACTGCTGGCCGAACAAGGGCCGGTGCTGCCCGCGGGGATTTGGGTAACGGTGCCCGAGGTTGATACGCAGCTTAAGGTCACTGTCCCGGTTTCGGCCTGGGATTAAGGAGGATGTATGACGCTTGGATTTACGCCGGCCGTGGAAATCTACGGTGCTAACGCCACACTCCTCAATGAGCGGTTGATCCAATGGGAACATATCGATTCCTCCGGCATCGAGTCTGATCAGATCAAACTCCTCATTGATGTCGAGGGGCTTGAGGGGCTGCCCAGTCTGGGGGGGAGGATTGGTTTGCTAGTGGGTTACAAGGAGTCTGGACTAGTCGACAAAGGTGTCTTTGTCATCACTCAGCGCAGCCCTGTTCTGTATCCCCTTCAGGTGTCGCTCATCGCCATGTCCGCGCCGTTCAGTGAAGCGGATGAAACCGGCTTCAAGCAACGCAGATCAGCCAGTTACGGCCCCATCACGCTCGGTGCGTTGTTTCGTGAACTGACGATGAAGCATGGGTTTTCGCCGCGGGTGGCACCCGAGCTTGAGTCCAAAAGGATTGACCACATCGACCAGTCCAACGAGACGGACATGGGTTTTTTGACGCGGGTCGCGAGCATATATGGGGCGATTACGAAACCGGTGAACGGCTTGTACGTATTGGCAAAGGGCGGCCAGTTGAAATCTATTTCCGGCAAGACCCTGACGGAAGTGGTGCTCTCGGTGACAACGGACAACCGTCCAGGTGATCGGTCATTCACCAGCGCTGTTATCAATGAGAAAAGTCAGTCGAAATACAAAGGGTGTATCGCCACCTGGTGGGATGCGACGGCGGGCATCGAGCGTAAGGTCAAATTGGGGCTTTCACCGTTTCGTATCCTTCGCTTGCGAAGTCAGAATCATGATCAGGCCCTGGCCGTTGCAGAGGGTGAATTACGGCGACTGGAGCGTGCTGCATTCAATTTGAAAATCAATTGTCCGGGGCACCCGGAATTGAGCGCGGAGGGCGTGATTCGGCTGGATGCCAGTTGGCCACGAATCATGCAAGGTCGTTGGGCGGTCACCAAGCTGACAGCAAGCGGTAGTCGGGAAAAAAGCTATCAGTGCGTTGTTGATGCCAATTGTCTGGACCCTACGCAGTAATGTCCGATATCGGAGGAGAACTGCCTCGCATCAACCGTCACCTGGATATCGAAAGAGGACTTCAATGACGTTTACCATTCAACAGCTTTTGAGCATCATGCCCAACGCCCGCACCCAAGCGGGCGTTTTCATTTCTGCCCTCAATACAGCCATGTTCCGCTTCAACATCAACACCCCCAAACGCATCGCTGCATTTCTCGCCCAAGTCGGCCATGAGTCCGGGCAATTGCAATACGTGCGTGAACTCGGCAGTGATCAGTATCTGAGCAAATACGACACCGGCACGTTGGCCGCTCGTTTGGGCAACACCCTCGCGCTTGACGGTGACGGTCAAAAATACCGGGGTCGAGGCCTGATTCAGATCACCGGCCGCGACAACTACCGCCAATGCAGTCTCGGACTGTTCGGCGATGATCGTTTGCTGTTCATCCCTGAGCTGCTGGAAAAGCCCCAATGGGCAGCCGAGTCGGCCGCCTGGTTCTGGGAGCAAAACGGCCTTAACGAACTGGCTGACCGCGACCAGTTCAACAGCATCACCCGGCGCATCAATGGCGGATTGAACGGTCTGCAGGATCGCCTGCAACTGTGGGCGCGGGCGAGGGCGGTGTTATGCCAGCCTTCGGTTTGAATCAACCAACACCGACGATCACGCACTGAATGCGTTGCAGGTTTGTCAGGCCTGTATCAGAGCCCTCATCCCCTCACATTTTGATTGATCCTGCGCCTTGCAAGCGCGATATGCTCGTGTACGGTAGTGCTCATTCCGCTTGCGCTCGCTCAGGAGATGACCGTGAAAGAAATTACCCAACTGGCCGCAGAACTGGGCAGGCGCTTGCAGGTGCTCAATGCTCACGTCACGGCTGCCGAGTCCTGTACCGGTGGCGGTATCTCGGAGGCAATCACTCGTATTCCAGGGAGTTCGGCCTGGTTCGAGGCCGGTTATGTCACCTACTCCAACCGGCAGAAAACCCAGCAATTGAACGTGCCGGTCGAGTTGTTTTCGACGGTGGGGGCGGTCAGTCGGGAGGTGGTCGAGGCGATGGTTCGCGGCGCCCAGGAAAAAAGCCGGGCGCATTTTGCCGTGGCGGTCAGCGGCGTGGCCGGACCGGATGGCGGTTCTGCAAGCAAGCCGGTGGGCACGGTCTGGCTGGCCTGGGGCGTCGGTGAGCAGGTGTTCAGCGAGGTGCAGCACTTCCCTGGAAACCGC